TCTCGCTACACACACGGGCGTTTTCAAAAACGCGGTGGGGATTTCAAACCGGGATGGGGGTCGATGGGCGGCGTCGGTAGCGGCGGCGCGCGGCCCGGGGCCGGCCGGAAGAAGAAGGACGTGCACCTGAAGTTGGCGCACGGCACGGCCACGGCCGAAGAGCGGCGCCGCGCGGCCGAGGCCGGCCCACCCGTGACCTCAGGTGTCACGCGTCCCGCCGACCTCGAGCCGGAGATGCTCGAAGTCTGGGAGCGCCTGGCGCCGAAGGCCATCGAGCAGCGCACCCTCATCTCGTCGACGGTCGAGGCGTTCCTGCTGCTGTGCCGCGCGGTGCTCCAGGAGAAGAAGTACCGCGAGACGCTCGACCTCGAGGGCTACACCATCGACACGGCCATGGGGCTGAAGGCCCATCCGCTGGTCGGCCCCCAGCGGGCGATGATGCAGCGCGTCGAGGCCGGCATGGTGCGCTTCCGCCTGTCGCCGATCGGCAAGGAGCTGTCCGTGCCCGGCGTCTCGGCGAAGCCGACGAACAAGCTCAAGGCCCTGCGCGGAGGCCTGGCGTGAGCCCCGTCGCCGCGCTGCCGCGGCCCAGCGCCCGCGGCAAGAAGACGCCCACGCCGCCGCGCCCGCCGACCGCGCCGACGCCGTGGTGGGGCAGTGGCGCCTCGCCCAACGAGCGATACCCGGGTGTGACGATCGAGGTCCCGGCGGTCTGGGTGCCTCTCGACGTGAAGGCACTGCGGGAGACGGTCACCGACGACGGCTCGATGTGGACCCGCAAGGACGGCACCGTAGTGCCCGCCTGGCAGGTTGAGGACCGCGGCCGGTGGGAAACGCCCGACGGCGTCTACTACTTCGATCGCGCGAAGGCGGATGACGCCTGCGGGTTCTTCCCGAACCTGCTGGTGCACCACATCGGCGAGTTCGCGGGCCGGCCCTTCGAGCTGATGGAGTATCAGGCGAAGCTGCTGACCCGTCCGATCTTCGGATGGAAGCGCACAGCCGACGGTCTGCGTCGCTTCCGCAAGGTGTTCGCGTTCATCCCGAAGGGCGCCGGCAAGAGCCCGTGGGGATCCGGCACCGGCCTCTACTGCACGCTGCTCGACGACGAGCCGGCAGCCGAGGTCTACGCCGTCGCTGCCGACAAGAACCAGGCGCGCGTGGTGCACGAGAACGCGAAGATCATGGTTGAGACGTCGCCCGACCTGAACGAGCTGGTCGAGGAAGGCGCGATCGATGTTCTGAAGGATTCGATCTACGACCAGCAGACGCGCTCGAGCTACCAGGTGCTGTCGTCGGACGCGTCGACGAAGCATGGGTTCCGGCCGCACGTTGTCATCTTCGACGAGCTCCACGCCCAGCGATCGCGCGACCTGTTCGAGGCCCTGCGCAAGTCGATGGTGAAGCGGCGCCAGCCGCTCATGCTGATCATCACGCACTCGGGCGACGATGACGAGGGCATCTGCTACGAGGAATACGACTACGCGAAGGGCGTGCTCGGCGGCCACATCCAGGACGACACGTGCCTGCCCGTCATCTTCGAGGCCACGCCGACGGACGACTGGACATCGCCCGAGGTGTGGCGCCGGGTGAACCCCGGCCACGGCATCACCGTCAAGCCCGACGCGATCGCGGCCGAGTGCAACGAGGCCCAGGCGCAGCCGCGGAAGCTCAACGACTTCCTGCGCTACCACCTCAATCGGTGGGTGAACCAGGCGACGGCCTGGCTGCCGATCGACTGGTGGGACGCGTGCAACGGCCTGATGCCGCCCGACGAGATCCTCGCCACGCTGCCGTGCGCCATCGGGATCGACATGGCGCAGAAGATCGACCTCGCGTCCGCGGTCGCCGTGTTCCGACTGCCCATCGACGGCGTCCCTACTGAGAAGGTCGAGGTTGTCGACGTCGACGAGGTGACCGGGAACGTCGTGAAGCGCACGCTGTCGCTGAACTATCGCATCGCGGTGGTCCCCGCGTTCTGGCTGCCGGGTGACACGCTCCTCGAGCGCGTGAAGCAGGACCGCGTGCCGTACGACCTGTGGCGGGACCAGGGCGCGCTGAACGAGACCGACGGCGCCGTCATCGACTCCGACTCGATCGTGCGTCACGTGACGCATGGCCTCACCCAGCGGTTCCCGCTCGTGAAGCAGGCGCAGATCGGCTACGACCCGGCGTTCGCCACGGAGCTGTCGATCCGACTGTCGTCGGAGGGCTACGTGCCGGTCGAGGTCCTGCAGAACTACAAGCACCTGTCCGAAGCCTGCCAGGTGTTCGAAGCTCTCGTGAAGTCGAAGCGCGTCATCCACGGCGGCCACCCGCTGCTGCGCTGGTGCGTCGAGAACGTCGCCGTGAAGACCGACGACGCCGGCCGGATTCGCATGGTGAAGCCGAAGAAGGCCGCCAAGCGCATCGACGGTGTCGTGGCCACGGTGATGGCCCTGAGCCGCCTGATGGCCGCCCCGCCACCTGAGGCCCCCAAGCCGAAGCCGAGGATCTCGAGCCTTTCATGGTGAACCTGCTGACGACCGTATCGACCTGGCTCTCCGACAACGCCCGCGAGCTCGTGCTCGTCGCAGGGCTCTCGTTTCTGCACGTCGGTCTGGGCCGCGTCGCCACCGCGCCTGGCGCGGACTGGTACGTCCCTGGCGGCGTGCTCACCGCGATCGCCGTCTTCGGCGTGCGCCGCGTCGCCAACACGGCGCCGCGCCGGAAGAAGGAGCAGTAGGGCATGGGCTTTCTGAATCGCATCGTGGCCTCGACCGGCGACGAGGGGCCGGACGAGCGGATGGACCGGATGTTCGGCGCCGACACGCCGATGTCGGCCGCCGGCGTCCCGGTCTCGAACTCCACCGCCATGCGGCTGTCCGCCGTCTGGGCCGCCTATCGCGTTCTCGTGGAAGGCGTCGCGGCGCTGCCGCTCATCACCTACCGGCGCACGGCGCGCGGGAAGGAGCGCGCCACGGCGATGCCCCTGTACGACGTGCTGCGCTGGCAGCCCAACAAGTGGCAGACCTCGATGGAGTACATCGAGGGCGTCACCGGTAACTGCGTGCTGCGCGGTAACCACTACGCGCTGATCGTGCCGGGACCCCGGGGCTTCGCAGACCAGCTCGAGCCGATGCAGCCGGACCAGATGGGGGACGTGTCTCGCACCAAGTCGGGCCGCATCGCCTACAAGTACTGGGACCCGAGCCTCGGCGAGCACACGTACTTCGACGACGAGATCTTCCACGTTCGTGGCATGGGTGAAGGCGGCCTGCTGGGCCTGTCGGTCATCGCGCACGCCCGCGACAACTTCGGCGCGCAGCTCGCTCGCGAGCACTACCAGGCGCAGCTCTTCGCGAAGAAGCCCATGCTGGCCGGCATCCTCGAGGTGAAGGAGGGCGTGACCATCGACGAGGAGCAGGAACAGGCGATGGTCTCGTCGTTCCGGCGCTCGACGTCTGGGCCGGGCAACTTCCACTCCATCGCCATGCTGCAGGGCGGCGTGTCGTGGAAGCCGGCCGGCATGAAGAACGACGAGCTGCAGTTCATCGAGATGGTGGACGCCGGCGTCAACGACATCGCCCGGTGGTTCAACGTGCCGGTGCACCTGCTGCGGTCGCAGAAGGATCCGAACCACTCGAACATCGAGATGTTCGACCAGGAGCTCGTGACGCACACGTTGCGTCCGTGGTGCGTGCGCATCGAGCAGGCGATCCACCGCGACCTCATCCTCGACACGCGGCAGTTCTTCGTCGAGTTCCTGCTCGATGCGCTGGCGCGCGCGGCGATGGCCGCCCGCTACCAGTCGTACCAGAGCGGCATCCAGTCGGGCTGGCTGCTGCGCAACGAGGCGCGCGAGAAGGAGAACCTCAATCCCATCGACGGGCTGGACGAGCCGTTGCAGCCGCTGAACATGGGCACGCCGGGCCAGATGACGCAGGCGCGCAAGGTGGTGCAGCTGTCGGCCGAGCGCGTCGTGCGGAAGGAGATCGAGGCGCTGCGCGCCGCGGCGCCGAAGTACGCCGGCAAGCCGGCGGAATGGCACGCCTTCGTTGGCCAGTTCTACGCGAAGCACGAGCGGCTGGTCAGCCAGGCGCTCGGACTGAAGGACGACGACGCGCGGGTCTACGTGCTCGGCCAGCGCACCGCCGTGCTCACCGAGGGCCTCGGCGTGCTCGAGGCGTTCGGCGACGAGGCGCCAGGCGCGCTCGTCGCGATGGTGTTCGCCCCGACCGAGACGGCGGCCTGACCATGGCCACGGTTCAAACCATCCGCGTGCGGATCGATGCGGCCGAGCTCTCGCGACAGCTGGCCTTGGCTATCGAAGGTGTCGAGAGCACGTCGTCATATCCCGCCCAGCGCACTGACGCTCTCGGCCTTCTGGTCGGGGCCTCGGTTGCCGCTGGGGCCACCAGACACATATCGCGGCGATCGTTCCTCGGTCTCCGTTGGAAGGAGCACAGATGAGCCAGCAGACCAACTACAGCCGCGTGGGGCGGTTCCTGAACAGCCACCCCTGGGCCATCCAGGAGCACGTGCTCGACACAATGGTCGAGATCGTCCGCATGCGCGCGAGCGGCATCGAGCTGTCGAAGGACGAAATCCGGGCGCGCATCGGCGCCGGCCGGGAGACGGCACAGCCGCGCACCGTCGCGCAGGTTGGCGTGCTGCCCTTGCAGGGTGTCATCGCGCCGAAGATGAACATGTTCATGGAGATCAGCGGCGGCACGTCGCTCGAGCAGTTCATGGCGTCGTTTCGCGAGCTGCGCAACGACCCATCGGTCGCGGCGATCGTGTGCGACGTGGACTCGCCCGGCGGTTCAGTCTTCATGCTGACCGAGGCCTGGACCGAGATCTACGCGGCCCGCGGCGACAAGCCGATGGTGGCGGTGGTGCGCCCCGTCTGCGCCTCGGCCGCGCTCTACATCGCGTCGGCGTTCGACGAGATCGTCTGCACCCCGTCCGGGGAGGTCGGGTCGATCGGGTGCTACATGGTCCACGAGGACTGGTCGAAGGCGAACGAAGACGCCGGCGTGAAGCCGACCTACATCGCCTACGGCAAGTACAAGGTCGAAGGGAATCCGGACGAGCCCCTCGGTGATGAGGCCCTGACCTACTTGCAGGGCGAGGTGGACCGCCTCGGCCAGGAGTTCGAAGCGGCCGTGGCCAAGGGGCGGGGCATCTCGGTGAAGGTGGTCCGTGAGCAGTTCGGCCAGGGCCGGATGCTGTCCGCCAAGGCAGCCAAGGCGATGGGACTGGTCGATCGGATCGACACGTTCGAGGCGACGCTGACCCGCGTGGCCGGGGGACGGAGGGCGCGCAGCGGCGCCGCGGCCGCCGCCGAGGGTCTTCCAGTCGTGGCGGCCGCGTCGACCCTCGAGTCAGCGCCGGTGGTGGATCCCGGTGTCGAGGCGAGCGCGGCGGCAGATGCGCCGTCGGCCGGCGCCACGGTCCTGAGCGAGGTCGAGAAGATGCGCCTCCAGCTGGAGACCTTCGAGCGTGCCAGCCGCTGACGTCCAGAAGGTCACGGGCCGCGGGCGTCCATCCCGGGCGGGGTGTCCCACGAGGCACCTCGCCCTGCGGCTGACCGATGACGAGCGGTCGGTGCTCGCCGCGGCAGCGGCCGTCGAGCGGAAGTCGCTCGCCGACTACGCGCGCGACGTGCTGCTCTCCGAGAGCGCCGACCTGCTCGAGGCGCCGCCGGCCGGGCAATTGCGTACACCGTAATTCGCCGAGCTGGCGACACTGGTCGCGTCGAATTGGTGCCGAGGCTCACGACCCTCCGTTGAGGGCGAGCGAGCGTCAGGCGCGTCGCAGAGTTCGCCCTTCCATTGAAGGCGCGGAGCTGCTCCCGGTCAGACCCATCGGTCTGATGCGTGTGGAGAGCTACGCGCCTTCGTGGCGTACGGGACCACCACCAGGAGTCAGAAGATGCACCGAATCAAGGCGCTCCGTCAGAAGCAGGCGGATCTCACGAAGGAAGCCCGCGGCATCGTCGACGGCGCGACCGCGGCCAATCGCGACCTCACCGCCGAGGAACGCGCGCGGCGCGACGCCATCTTCACCGAGCTCGACGTCGTCGGCCAGGACATCGCCGCCGAAGAGCGGCTGATGGATCAGGAGCGCGCGGTCGCGGCGCAGCCCGCGCACGTGCCCACGCCGGTGGCGTCGGTCATCGTGCGTGACCGTGCCGAGGACGACCCGTGGGCGGGCTTCCAGGGTGCCGCGGACTTCGGTCACGCGGTGCGCATGGCGTCCATCCCGACGGGCAGCGTCGACCCGCGCCTGGCGGCCATCAACCGTCGCGGCGGCATCCGGGCCGCGGCCCCGTCGAACCCCCACGTCGAGGGCGGCGGCAGTGGTGGCGAGGGCTACAACGTCCCGGCCGCACTGTCGAACCGTATCTTCGAGCTGATGTTCGCCGAGGACAACCTGCTCGCGGCGATGGACCCCGAGCCGACCGACAGCAACGCGGTCGACATCGACGCCGACGAGACCACGCCCTGGGGCGCCTCGGGCGTGCAGGCGCTGTGGCGCGCCGAAGTCACAGCGATGACCGGCACCAAGCTCTCGCAGAAGCAGCGCACCGTGCGGCTGCACGAGCTGTACGCCTTCGTCTCGGCGAGCGAGGAGCTGCTCGAAGACGCACCCCGCCTCGAGAACCGCCTGACCGTCAAGTCGGCCGCGGCCATCAACTGGAAGGCCAGCGAGGCCATCGCGTTCGGGAACGGTGCCGGCCAGCCCCTGGGCTTCGTCCCCTCGAACGCCACCGTCGTCGTCGCGAAGGAGGGGTCGCAGACCGACACCACCATCGTCACCGCGAACGTGCTGAAGATGTACTCGCGGCTCATCGCGGACGGCGGCGCGCCCTTCTGGATGGCGAATCGCGACACCGTGCCGCAGATCGCCCAGCTGACGATCGGCAACCAGCCGATCTACACCCCGCCCAACGCGGGCATCAAGGAGGCGCCCGGCGGGCTGCTGCTCGGCCTGCCCATCCGCTACAGCGAGCACGCGCAGACGCTCGGCGTGAAGGGCGACCTGGTCGCCGTCAACCCGGCCGGCTACTACGCGGCCATCAAGCGCGGCGGCCCGAAGTTCGCCTCGTCGATCCACCTGTACTTCGACTACAACGCGACCGCCTTCCGGTGGACGTTCCGCCTCGCCGGCGAACCCTACCTGAGCGCACCCGTGGCGGCGGCGAAGGGTTCGAACACCCGCAGCCACTTCGTCGCACTCGCGTCGCGTCCGTAGTCCACCAGCTCGTAGGCGGGTGAGGGGCGCCATCGCGCGGCCCTTCACCCGTCGACGCCTGCATGTTCTGACGACAGAGAGGTGCGCACCATGCGCGCGCTCGCAGGAGACCCACGATGAGCAATCCGAACATCAAGCCGACGGACAAGGCGACGCTCGCCGCCGTCATTCAGCCGATCTCGCAGGGTGCCGGCACGGTCACGACCGGCTGGGTGTCGATGGCCGACTTCGACAACATCATGGCCGTCCTGCAGTGCGGCGTGCTCGGCACGTCGGCCACGGTTGACGCCAAGCTCCAGCAGGCGACCGACAGCGGTGGCACCGGTGCGAAGGACATCACCGGCAAGGCCATCACCCAGCTGGTGAAGGCCACCGACGACGGCAAGACCGTCTTCATCAACCTGCGCGACGACGAGATGGACGTGAACAACGCGTTCACGCACGTGCGGCTGTCGGTCACCGTCGGCACGGCGGCCAGCCTCGTCGGCGCCGCCATATACGGCTTCGACGCGCGCTACCAGCCCGCGTCGCCGATCGCGTCCGTCAAGCAGGTCGTCAGCTAGCCACGCTGACACGCCCGAGACCACGCCCGCGAGGTGGGGCCCACCGGCTCCCCTCGCGGTCTCGCGGCGCGTTCCGCTGATCCCCGCATGCCTCTGACGCTGGTCACCCCGCCGCAGGCGCTGCCGGTGAACCTGGATGACTTCCGGGACCACCTGCGCATCGGCACGCGTACGCGCGAGGACGCGCTCTTGCAGCGCCTTCTCGAGACGGCGTCGTCGCGCGCCGAGCGGGAGCTGCGTCGGGCGTTGATCACCCAGGCGTGGAAGCAGACCGCCTCCGCGTTCCCGTGCGGGTCGGCCTGGCGCATCCCGAAGCCACCGCTCAAGGCCATCACGTCGGTCCAATACATGGACGCCACCGGCGCGCTGGCGACGATGGCGTCGGGCGACTACGTGACGGTGGCGCCCGCCGGTCCGAATCCCACGCACGGCACGCTGGTGCTCGGCGATGGGAAGGCGTGGCCGACGCCAGGCATCAATCATCCGGAGGTGGCGCAGGTCACCTTCACCGCCGGCTACGGCGACAAGGGCACCGACGTGCCCGACGACATCCGACACGGCATCCTGCTGCTCGCGGCGCACCTCTACGAGCTGCGTGAGCCGGTGCAGATCGGGACGATCGCGACGCCCGTGCCGATGACGGTCGAGTACCTCTGGGCGCCCTACCGGGCGCTGGTGTGGGGATGAAGGCGCGCCGCGCCGGCCAGCGCCGGCAGCTCATCGCCCTGCAGGAGAAGCGCGACGTCGAGACGACGAGCGGCTTCACGTCCGACTGGACGACCTACGACGAGGTGTGGGCCTCGGTCGAACCCGTGACCGCCTCGCCGGCGGAGCGGGCGACGGCGAACACCACGCAGGTGCCGATGACGCACCTGGTCGAGATTGACTTCGACGATCGGGTGAAGGCGGAACACCGCGTGCTCTTCAACGCGCGCCCCCTCTACCTGGTCGGCCCACCGCAGAACCTCGAGGAGCGGAACAAGACGCTCGTCCTGGTGTGCGAGGAGCGCGCGGCGTAATGGCGAGCAGCACCAGCGAAGGCTTCACCGGCATGGCGGCCCTGATTCGCGATCTCGAGCGGATGAGCACCGACGTGCAGGAAGAGGCCGCCGGCATCGTGCAGGCCACGGCGCAGCTCATGAAGGCCGACGTCGAGCGGGGCTACACGAAGGACGAGGGCGATCTCCAGCGCGGGCTCGTGGTCGAGCAGATGACCCGCGGGCAGTACGCGCGCGACGCCGGCGGCACCAGGAACCTGCACGGGACGCTCCGGTGGAAGGTCCGCTCGAAGGCGCCGCACGCGCACCTCTACGAGTACGGCACGGCGAAGCGGGCCACGAGCGGCACCGGCGCCAACCGCGGCACGATGCCGGCGAAACCGGTCTTCGTGCCGGCCGCCGTGCGCGCCCGGCAGCGCATGGAGCGTGAGCTCCAGGGCGTCGTGCAGCGCCAGCGCGTCAAGGGCATGGACGGGTCGATGGAGCTGAAGCGGTCATGACGGGCACCGAGATCGACGCCGCGTTCGTCGGCGCCCTGCAGGCCGATGCCCAGCTCGCCACCCTGGCGAAGGGCGGGGTGTACCCGAACGTCGCGCCTGAGGGCGCGGCGGAGAAGGGCGTGTTCGTCATCGTCCAGCTCCAAGCCCACGAGGACGTCGACGAGCAGCAGACCGTCGCGGCGGCCTACGAGGTGCCGCGCTACCTAGCCAAGGCGGTGGGCCGCAACTCCGATGGCGCCGCCGTCTGGGCTGCCTATGCCCGTGTGCACGCGCTGCTGCAGGGCGTCGCGCTGACCATCGCCGGCTACCACTGGATGGACACCCGGCGAGAGAGCCGCGTCTCCTACGCCGAGCAGGACGGCGCCTTCTACTGGCAGCACGTCGGCGGCATCTACCGAGTGGAGGCAGAACCCGCATGAGCGGCCGCATGCCTCGCGTGATGGTGGTGCACCCGGGGGCGTCCTGGTCGACCTCCGACGTGTACGACGGCCTGCTCTATGGCCTGCGGCACTGGGGCGTCGAGGTGCTCGAGTATCGCCTCGACGGTCGGCTCGAGCATGAGCACAAGACCATGGCCGCGCTCTACCGCCGCGCCAAGCGCCTGCACAAGCAGGTGCCGAAGCCGACGCGCGTGGACACCGTCTATCGCGCCAGCGAGGGCATGGCGGCGATGGCGCTGAAGGAGCGCGTCGACGCCGTCATCGTGATGAGCGCGATGTTCGTGCATCCCGCGGCGCTGGTGATGCTGCGCCGGGCGAACACGCCCGTGGTGCTCTTCTGCACCGAGTCACCCTACGACGTGGCGGAGGAGTCCCGCATCGCGGAGCTGCTGACCCGCCCGGAAGAGTATGGCGGCCGGACGTTGGCGCCGCCCAGTGGGGTGTGGACGAACGAGCGGTCGTCGGTCGACGTCTTCCGGTCCGTCAACGCCAACGCTGGCTACTTGCGCCACGCCTGGCACCCGGAACGCCACACGCCCACGCCGCAAGCCGTCGACGCCTCGGTGATGGCGCACGACGTGGTCTTCGTGGGCACCGGGACCGGCTTCACCGAGCGCGTCGAGTTCTTCGAGTCGATCGACTGGACCGGCATCAACCTCGGGCTCTACGGGTCGTGGGACGGGCTCCGGCAGCAGTCGCCGCTGCGCGCCTTCGTGCGCGAGAAGCAGATCGCCAACACGATGGCGGCCGCGCTCTATCGCAAGGCGAAGATCAGCCTGAACTTCTACCGGAAGTCGAAGGGGTTCGGGAAAGGCGCGCCGCGCATCGACCATGCCGAATCGCTCAACCCGCGGGCCTACGAGCTCGCGGCGTGTGGCGCGTTCCACCTGAGCGACCCGCGGGCCGAAGTCGCCGAGACCTTCGGGGACCTCGTGCCCACCTTCACGACCGCTGGCGAGGCGCAAGCCTTGATCCGGCAGTGGCTCGCGGACGACGCGCGCCGCGCGGCGGTTGCCGCGCAACTACCGGCCCGTGTGGCCGAGGACAGCTGGGTGCATCGCGCACGCCAGGTCATCGGAGATCTTCGCATGCTGCTGCAGCCGCCAGAGGCCGCGTAGCAGGGAGCACACACAGTGGCCAAGTACGCAGGGCGCAAGGGCAGGGTGATGATCGCCGCCGCCTCGGGTGGTGCGGCGGTGCAGATCACGGCTGCGCAGTGGTCGCTCGACATGAAGAGCGATCGATTCGACGTCACCAGTTTCGGTGACGCCAACAAGGTGTACGTCCAGGGCCTGCCCGACCTGCAGGGGTCGTTCTCGGGTTTCTGGGACCACGCCGAGACGACGGTGTTCGACGCGGCCAGCGCGAGCGGCGCGGTGAACATGTACCTCTACCCGTCCACGGATGCGACCGGCATCTACTGGTACGGCACGGCGTTCATCGACGCCTCGATCAGCGTGCCCGTCGGCGGCCCGGTGGCGATCTCGGGATCGTTCGCGGCGGCTTCGACCTGGGGCAAGAAGCTGACCTAGTCGACCGCGCTGCCGGTGCCGGCGCGATCGGCCGTGTGTGAGAGCACCCGGACGGAGGTTCGCGGCAATGTCGGCAGGGTTCGTGGTGTCGAAGCTCGAGGGACACGGCGGCGAGGTGTGGATTGGCAAGTCCACACCCGCCGCCACTCTCGGGTCGTGGGTGGCCCTTCCTGGAGCGCGTCCCGGCTCCTGGGAGTTCTCGGGCCGGTTGGTGACGCGGGACGAGTACTTCATCACCCAGGGCCCTGACGTCCTGCGGCTGCCCTTCGGGAATCGGGAGCTGCGGTGGCAGGGCACGCTGGAGATTGCGGGCGAGAACGTGCGGGGCACGTTCGACGGTCCGCCGGAGGAACGATGAGCGCCACGGTTACGCCAATCACCGATCCCGAAGCCGAGTTCTTCGCGGATCCCAAGAAGTTCACCCGCGTCCCGGTCGCCGCCATCAACGGCTGGGTCGAGGTGCGCGACGAGATCTCGATCGGCGAGGAGCGGCGCGTCTTCGCCGGCGCCGTGAAGGGGCAGACCACGACCAAGGACGGCGAGCCGCGGATGGAGTACGACGCCGAGAAGGTGTCGTTCGGGACCACCGCGCTGCACATCGTCGACTGGTCGCTGAAGCGGAAGTTCTCGGCCGACGCGCTGAAGGCGCTGAAGTCGCCGATCTACAAGGCGATCGACGAGGCCGTGCAGGCCCACATCGATCGGGTGAAGGAGGGAAACGCACCGACGCTGCCAGAGAGCAGCGTATCGCCGACCTCCGAGTCTGTCGCCTGATGCACTGGACGCTCGATGAGCTGCTCGCGCTGCCGATCTCGTACTACGAGGCGCTGCGCGACCTCATCGAAGACGACGCCAACGAGCAGCAGCCGTAGCCCATGGCCCTGACCGCCACCTTCGCCGCCGACTTCTCCGCGTTCTCGAAGAGCATCGAGACCGCGACGGTGCAGCTCGGCGTGTTCGACCGCGGCGCGAAGTCCGCCTCCCGCGACCTGAAGCGGGAGATGGAGTCGATCTCCGGTCAGAAGGTGGCGGCCGAGGCCGCACGCATGGCCGAGGCGGTGAAGCGCCTGGGGGGCGAGGGCGGCGCCGCGGCGGGCCTGCTGAAGCTGACCGACCAGGAGCTGAGCCGCCTGCAGTCCACCATGGACGCGGCCACGGCCAAGGCCAACAAGCTCGGTGAGGCCCTGCCCGAGTCGCTGAAGCAGGTGAACGAGCAGCTCGCGAAGCTGCCGGCGCCGCTCGAGGCCGCGAACCAGGGCACCGGGCTGCTCGATGCCAGCTTCGCGAAGCTCACGTCGTCATTCGCCGCGGCGTCGGTGGTGGACAAGGTGGTGAGCGGCCTCGTCGGGATGGCCTCGGCCGCGGTTCAGGGCGCTGGTGATCTGGTCGATCTGAGCGGCGCCACCGGCGTCTCGATCGGAAAGCTGCAGCAGTGGGCGGAGGTGGCCAAGGGCGGCGGCCTCCAGCTCGAGGACATGACCACCGCGTCCTTCAAGCTCGGTGCTGCGATCGCCGGCGGCAGCCAGTCGGTCACCGAGGCCGTCGGCCGCCTCGGTCTGTCCTTCGCCTCCATCAAGCAGATGAAGCCGGAAGACCAGATGGACCTGATCCTGCGCGCGGCCGACAAGCTCGGGCCCGTGCAGGAGCGGAACGCCGTCCTGGTCGACCTCTTCGGCGCACGCGGGGCGTCGGCCCTGGCGCGCATCGTCGACGGCTACACCGGGGTCGCCGAGGGTGCCGAAGGGGCGGCCGAAGCACAGATCCGGTCCCTCGACAAGGCCTCCGAGGCGTGGGACCGCGCGAAGGCGCGCAGCGTCTCGGCGCTGCAGGCCATCCTCGGAAACCTCGCGCTGCTCTCGGAGGGGAAGACCACCGGTCTGGGCACGGGCATCGCTGACCTCACCGCCCAGGAAGAGCAGATGATCGGCTTCCTGAAGAAGTCTGGCGGCGATCTCGACGCGTACGTGAAGGGCCTGCAGAAGGTCCGCGCCGAGCGCGCCGCCGCCGCGTCGGATGGCGCTGCGGCCGCTCCCGTCGTGGCCACGCGCGACTACAGCACCGAGCTCGCCAACCTGAAGAAGACGATCGACGGCCTGCTGCCGTCGCAGCGCGCGCAGCTCGACGCGGCCATCGCCATCGGCGCCAGCGCCAAGGAGATCGAGGCGAACTTCCACCTGAGCGAGGAGGCCCAGCGGCTGTATGCCGGCTCCGTCCGGGAGACCGCCGCAGAACTCACGAAGGGCCAGAAAGCGGTCGACGCCTACGGCCAGAGCCTTCGAAACATGGGTGGGCAGACCGCGCTCGCCGACACCGAGAAGGCGATGCAGCAGCTGCAGGATCTCGGCGGCATCGCCAACGTGTTGCCGTCGCAGCTTGACGAGCTGCGAAAGCGGTTCGAGGCTGGTGCCGAAGCGGCGATGCACCTGGGCGACTCTGAGCTCGCCACGTTCTACAAGAACGTCGCCGCGCAGCTCACGCCCGTAGCGCAGCTGCAGGACCGCTACAACGTGAAGGTCGGCGAGTACGTGCCGATGGGGGCCTCGGCCGCTGAGGTGTCAGGGGAGGTCGCGGACCAACTCGCGCGCGTTGGCGGTGAGGTCGTGAGGATCGGCCCAGGGTTGGCGAAGGTGACCGGCCATTGGATCGCCTACCGCGAGGCGGTGAAGTCGGTGACGCCCGAGCAGATCAAGCAGGCTGGCGCCTCGGAAGAACAGCTCCAGGCGGCCATGAAGCTCGCTGACGCGTTCCGCCAGCTCTCGAGCTCACTTGGCGATCTCGCGCAGGTGTCCGGCGGGAAGCTCGGCGCCCTGGCCACGACCGTCGCCTCGATGTCGGTGGGCGCGACCGCCGGCATGCAGATGGCCTCGGCGATGGCAGAGATCTCGGCGAACGGCGCCGCCGCGGCCGGCAGCTACGTGAAGCTCGCCGCGGCTGCTGTCGCCGCGGCTGCCGCGATGGCCCAGGCCACGAGCAGCTCTGACCGGACGAAGAACATCCTCGCGGGCGCCGGCACGGGCGCCATGACGGGCGGCATGGCGGGCGCCCAGATCGGCACCATGATCAACCCCGGCGCCGGCACCATCGTCGGCGGTGTGATCGGTGCCGTCGGTGGGGCCCTCATCGGCGGCATCGTCGGCTCGCTCAGGAAGCGGGAGATGCAGGACGTCCTGCATCGCGTGGGCCGCGACTGGGGCATCGCGATCTCGGACGGCATGGCCGAATCCATCGCGGCCGATGCGAAGAACCTCTTCGGCGGCGACCGCCAGGCGGCTGAGATCTTCAACCTGAACGACATCATCGGGGAAGCGGGCGGCATCTCCGGCGACAACTTCAAGACCTTGCTGGGCAAGCTGCACGACGCCCTCTCGATGTACGAGACGGGCATGTTCACCGCGGCCCAGGCGACGCGCGTGCTGGACCAGACCTGGCGGCAGTTCGTCGAGGCTGGCACCGACGGCGCAGGTCGTCTCCGGCCGGAGCTCGTCGAGATGATCCGGCTCACGAAGGAGCTGGGGATCGTGTCGAAGGAGGTGCAGGCGTATCTGCGCGAGCAGGCGAGCGCCGCGATCTCTGGCTCCAACGCGGTCATCAACGCCTCGCGCCAGCAGTTCGAGTCGTACCAGAAGATCGCCGACTCGGTGAAGGAGGCGCAGGCCGAGATCGACCGGCTCAACGCCGTCGAGGCCCGCGGCCGCGGCGTCGAGTGGACACGCGACATGGAGAAGGCCCAGGCCAAGCTGACCGAGGCCCTGGGCGCCCAGCACAAGGCGGGCGAAGGGGCCGCCGGCCAGCTCGAGACCCTCGGCCGCATCGCCATGGGGACCTACGCCGCGGCCATCAAGGGCGGCATGAGCCACAACGAGGCGATGAAGGCCGCCGCGCCCGGCCTGATTCAGCTCATCAAGGCCTACGAGAACCTCGGCATCAGCGTCGAGGACGCGGGCCTCAAGGCCTTCCTCGCCCAGGCGAAGTTCGTCGAAGCGAACCCCGAGATCCTCGCCGGCATCGACGGCCTCACGCAGTCGATGATCGCCATGTCGAACATGGGGCTGCTCGACGCCGACATGTTCGCGAAGCTCCAGCAGTCCGGCCAGCAGATGTACGAGCAGCTGCTGGCGAAGGCGCAGGAGTTCGGGCTGTCCGGCGACGAAGCCACGCGCGCCGCCCTGGTGCCCATGCAGGAGTACCTGCGGCAGGCGGCGGAACAGGCTGAGCTGCTCGGCGTGCCGCTCGACGAGAACACCCAGAAGCTCATCGACCAGTCGAAGGCCATGGGCCTCTGGAAGGACAAGGCCAAGGACCCGATGGTCGAGATGACCGACGCGGTCAAGGACATGCGCGACGCGGTGAAGGAGCTCGTCAACGAGCTCAAGAAGATGCCTGGAAACGTCACCACCACCGTGAAGACCCGCTACATCCGCGAGAACACCGACGACACGCCGATGGAAGATCCGGGCCCGACGCCTGGCCCATCGAGCCGATCGGCCGCTTCGGCCGGCGGCGGGCCCGGCGGCGGCGCGACCATCACCGTGCCGGTGTCGATCGACGGGCGGCAGGTGGCGCAGGCCACCGTGCCCTACATCCCTGGAGCACTGCGGCGGAGGGGCGTGTAGCCCATGGCGGCGGCAGGCACTCTCACGGTTGGCGGATCGGCGCGCAAGCTCCTCGAGGGCTCGCTGGTCATCAACCGGAACATCAACGGGCGCACGTCCCTGACGGCGTCGGTCTACTCGTCCGACGGCTCGTACTCCCCGAACTACGACGACACCGTCACCTTCACCGACGCGTCGTCCAATGTCCTGTTCGCGGGGTACGTCGACACCGCCCAGAAGAAGTGGATCCTCCAGAAGGCGCCGGTCGTCACGGAGATCAGCTGCGTCGACTACACCGGCCTCTGTGACCGCCTGCTCGTCTCGGCTACGGTGGCGGCCGGCCTCACGGTCCGGCAAGCCCTCGACGCGCTCATCGCCGGGACGGTGGGCCCGGCGTACGGCATCACGCGCGATGCGGGTATGGTGGCCGGCGCGACGTTGGGGGCGCTGAAGTACGACTTCGCGACCGTCACCGAGGTGATCAACGACCTCGCCAGGCTCGCCGGCGCGTCGAGCTGGGTGTGGTACGTCGACAACAGCAAGGTCATCAAGGCCTACCTGCCGAGCGCCGGCGCGCGCCCCTGCCCGTTCTCCATCACGACCGGATCCTCGAAGATCGCCGGCGGCGACATCGAGGTCACGAAGACGCGCGACGGCTACGCCAACCGCGTCTACATGACCTACAACGACGGCACCGGAACGCCGGCGACGGTCATGGCGGAGAACACCACCGAGCAGGCCCTCTACGGCCTGTACGAGAAGGTGATCCGGGCGGATGGTCCGTTCACGCCGACCGCGGCGCAGGCGCTGGTCGATGCCTACCTGGCTCGCGCGATTGCGGCACCGCGCACGATCAAGTTCACCACGATGACGCCAGGCGCCGATGCCGGGCAGACCCTCACGGTGAACTTGTCCGGCCGCATCACGCCGTCGACGGACTTCCTCATCACGAATGTCGAGACCCGCGACATCGCCGGCAAGTACTTGCAGTTCATCCTGACGGCGACCGAGGGGGCCGCGATCGCCGGCGACTGGAAGGACACCTACCGGTCGTGGGGCAGTGGTGGCAACTCGGGGCTGGTCTCGTCGAGCGTGACGATCGTGACGACCGCCGTCGGCCGAGCGACCTACTTCCTCGGGGGCAGCGGCATCGCGGCGGAACAGTCCGCAGGCCCCAGCGTCATCGATGCGGTGGGCTACATCGACGTGATGCTGGACTCGGCCGCGCTGCCAGGCGTGAGCGTCACCGCCGTCGTGCAGTGCAAGACCGCCCAGGCCGGTGTGGGCGTGACGCCCCAGGTCTACAACGTGACCGACAACGTCGTCGCCGGCACGGGCAGCACGGTGGTCGGGACCACCTGGACGACGGTGTCGTTCCCCGTCACGCTCGGGACCGGCCAGAAGACCTACCGGCTGCGGATGACGCCCGGGACGGCGAACATCGATTGCTTCACCCTCGGGTATCTGGAGGTCGGCCGATGAGGCGCGTGCTCGCGGCATTGGTGGTGCTGCTGGCGTGGGCGGTGCCGGCCGCCGGACAGACGCTGGTCGGCTCCCGCTTCCAGTTGACGTCGGGGCCGTGCACGCTGCGCTCAGGCACCGGTGTCCCGAGTAACAGCCTCGGCGCGGTCTGCGACACGTACTTCCGCGCCGACTCGCCCTACACCGTGTACGTGAAGATCGGCGCCTCGGCCTGGGCGGAGGTCTATCGCTCCGGCGGAACAGACGTCGCGGTCGCAGACGGTGGCACCGGGCTGTCCTCGTGGACCACCGGGCAGCTCGTCTACGCCAGCGGGTCGACCACGCTGGCGGGCCTGAGCGCCGTCGCAACCGGCCAGGTGCTCACGAGCGCCGGGACCGGCACGGCGCCGGCCTGGTCGGCCTCGCCCTCGGTGACGGCGCTGACGGCCTCAGGCGCGGTGCAGGGCGCGACTGTGACCGGCACGACCTCGGTGACCACGCCCACCCTCACGGCCGGCGCCAACCTCACGTTGAGCCCCACGGGCGACATCGTGACGAGCCCGACCGGGTTGGACATCCTCCCGGGCACCGGCTACACCTACAACCTCGGGGCGCTGACCAACAAGTATCTGACGCTGCACGCGTCGGAGCTGTGGGTCGAAACGCTCGTCGCCCAGAACACGCTGGCGACCATCGGCGGGCGCGTCCTCGTCGGGCCGACGACCACGCTCACGTCCGACCTCGCCAGCGGCGCCACGTCGATGGCGGTGAAGCACAACTCGCTGGCGAACGGCGACCGCGTGCTGCTCGAAGCGAACGGCAGCGTGGAGTGGATCGCGGTGGCAAGCGGGTCGAGCGGCAGCGGCCCCTACACCTACAGCATCACGCGGAACCTCGACGGCAGCGGCGCGAACAACTGGACGGCGGGCGATGCCGTGTTCAACACCGGCACGACGAACAGCGGGTTCATCGACCTCTACTCGTCGGCGGGCGTGATCAGCGGCAGCGGGCCGACCATCGTCGGCAACGTCCGCACGGGGACCACCTACAACAACATCGCGGCGCGGTGGGCCATTGGCAACCTGAACGGGCTCTACGGCTACGGAGCGACGACCTACGGCACAGCGTTCGGGGACCCGTCCGCGACGAACATCACCATCGACGCGACGAACGGCCTGCGCATCCGCAACAGCACCACGAACAAGCTCACCGCCGACACGAGCGGCAACCTCTCGATCCTCGGCGATCTGAGCGTGGGCACGGCGGGCGTGCTCCGCAGCGGCGCGACGGCCTACGGCACCGGCACGGGCTACTGGCTCGACTACAACAGCGGCACGCCACGCTTCCGCGTGGGCACCACGAGCGGCAATCGGCTCGACTGGGACGGCACAGACCTGACGCTCGTGAGCAACAACCTCACGGTCAGCTCGTCGGGCGTCTCTCTCTCGCCTCCGACGAGCTTCAGCGGCACCTCGGCCTACGCGTGGAACGTGCCGACCGGCTTCCTGCGCACGGTCGGCCTGGACAGCGCGACCGACCGAGCGATCCAAACGACCGCGGCGTGGTCAGGTGCGGGCAGTAAGAGCACGTCGGTCGCTCTGTCCGCGGCGGCCAATGCGGGGACGTCGGGATCGCTGTTCAGCGTCAACTCGTCAGGCTCCGGCGAGAGCATCACATTCGCGACGCCCACGGCGACGGCGGGGATGTTCCCGTCGTACTGGCAGTTCGACAACGACCTGCAGATTCGCACCGACAACTCCTCGGCGACCGGAATGCCGTACGTCAGAAGCGACGGCAACTACCTCGTGATCGAATCGCGGTCGACCGCCAACGGTGGCGCGATCTACATGGCGAACGACAACGCGTCGAATGTCGTGATCGGCGCGGGCGGCGGCTTCCAGTCGCTCTACACGCCCATCTTCCCGAGCACCGCACCAGAGTGGGCGGTGGCGCTGTCGCAGACCACGGTCGGTGCCGCTGGCGGCGGATCCGCGCTGCCCGCCACTCCCGTCGGCTACATCAAGGTCAAAGTCAACGGCAGCACCTACGTGGTCCCCGTCTACAACCCCTAAGCCCATGCGACACCTCATCGCGTTCTTCCTGACACTCGGACTCGCGGCGTCGGCGACGGCGCAGCAGGCCCCGGCGCCGGCCCCGGCCGCCAATGAGGCGCCAGCCCTGACCGACCTGCAGCAGGCGCAACTGCGCGTGCTGGAACTGCAGATCGAGAACCTGCAGCTCAAGGCCGCCCTGGCACAGGCGCAGCTCGACGCGCAGACCCGCGAGGGCTCGGCGTTCGTCACGTCCCTCCAGCGCGAGGGCTTCACCCTCACCCGCACCGAGAAGGGCTGGGCCTACGTGCCCGCCACGAAGGGAGCCCCCAAGTGAGCGTCGGCCAGCAGATCAACGGACGGACCGGCGACATGGTGCGCTGGATCATGACGATCATCATCGGCGGCGTGGTCGCCTACTTCACGGCGCTCGGCACGCTGCAAGCACAGCTCGCCGTCGTGGTCGAGCGCGAGCGCAACCACTACGACGAGATCATCCGACGCCTCGACCGCATCGAGACGAAGCTCGACGTGAGCGGAGGTGTGCGATGACGCCCTACGCTCTGGCGCAGCGGTTCGTCGGCGAGATTCGCGAGATGCCCGGCGGGCAGCACCACCCGTTCATCCAGTGGGCGCACATGCTGTGCAGCCTCGGCGCGGACCAGCCGGACGAGACGCCCTGGTGTTCGTCGTTCGTCAACGCCATCGCGTGGGTGCTGAACCTGCCGCGCTCGAAGTCGGCCGCCGCCCGTTCGTGGCTGAACGTGGGGCAGGTGATCCGACTTGCCGACGCGAAGCCCGGACTCGACGTGGTGGTAATCAAGCGCGGCACCAACCCGGCGCAGGGGCACGTCGGCTTCTACGCGGCGCACGACCTGCAGGTGGTGCACCTGCTTGGCGGCAATCAGGGCAACACGGTCAGCATCGCGTCGTTCCCGGTGAGCGACGTGCTGGGTGTGCGGAGACTGGCGTGAGGTAACGAGGTTCGCGTGGTAGCCGGCGGCTGATCCCCGCCGGATTGAAGGCTCCCCAGCCACCCACGCGCGCACAAGGGGCAACCAGGCGGATGGGGCCGTCTGACGTTCGCGGAACGCTTCCGCGCGCGTTGGGCGGCCCTGTTCGTTTGGGGCCTCGGATTCGAGGAATGAGATGACGAGCAGCTTCAAGACCCACGACGGCGCGCACTACCTGCGGCTGTACCACCCGGCGCGCCCGCGTGGTGACCACCGCGAGGGCCAGGTGCGGGCCGACGCCGACGGCGTCGGGCCTGACGAGACCTTCGAACTGGAGGTCGTCTCGGCCGGCGTCGTGGCCCTGCGCTGCCATGGCGTCTATCTGTCGGCGCAGCCCGACGGCCGCATCGAGACGCGCACCTGGGTGCGCGGGTGGGAGCAGTGGCAGCTCGTGCTGCTGGCCGGCGGAGTCGCGTTCAAGAGCGCCCATGGGCGCTACCTGGTGGCCGAAGGCGGCGGTGGCGGCGCGGTGCACGCGAACCGCGAGGCGCTGGGCCCGTGGGAGACGTTCACGCCGAGCGATCCGCTTCACGATGACGGCCCCGTGCCGCCGGTGGGCCCGTTGACGCGGCTGCGCGCCGAGGACAACCGCCGGTACTTCCGGAACGACGCCGGCCGCTTCGACTGGCGCGAGATCACGGCGTTCTCCCTGCTGTCGCGCCTGCTGCGCGGTGAGGACGGCTACGTGCGCACGTGGCTGGGCAATCGCCGCGCCGAGGGCTTCACCATCACGCGCGTCATTCTGACGCTCGACGGCGACTACTGGCGCGCGTTCCGCTGCGCGCCCGACATGCCGGGCTACTGGGAACAGCTCGAGCGCCTGGTCGCGCTGCACGCCGAGGCCGGGCTCTACATGCGCGCGTGCTTCCTCGGCGCCGTCGAGCCGTTCGGCGGCACCTGGTATGCCGACCGCCGCGACGTCTTCGAGGGCAGCGTGCGGGCGAAGGCGGAACAGTTCGTCGTCGACGCGGCGCAGCGCCTCGGCCGCCACGCGCACATCGTGGGCGAGCTCGCCAACGAGCCGACGCAGATCGGGATGCGCGGCGCCTGGGACAACGGCGCGCTGGTCAGCCTCGGCCGAAAGGTGAAGGCCGTCGCGCCCGAGATGCTGCTCTGCGGCGGCGAGGACAACAACGCCCGCGGCGTGACGGCGCCGTTCGACTTCGCCGATGCCCACATGGACCGCGGCAAGGACGTGGCCGGCTGGCACTGGGTGAAGCGCAGCGGCGAGCACCCGGCCGCCGACCAGATGTCGATGCCGTTCGTCGCCGGCGAGCCGATCAACTTCGGCGAGTCGCGCGCGGACGGCCGGGGCGATGGCGACGTCGAGAAGCAGCCGGCGGTCGCGTTCGGCGCCGCCGCGGTGGGCCGCGCCCGCCGGTGGGCGGGGCAGTGCTTCCACTGGGATGGCGGCCTGTGGACGACCGAGCCGCAGCCCGAGACGGCCGCCTGTATCCGCGCCTGGCACCAGGGCATGAACGCGTTCCCGATGCTGATGGACGGCGTGTGGCGCGGGCACTGGGGCCTGAGCCGCGGCGACTACTGGCGCGACGACCTGTGGCCGGACACCGACGAACCGCGGTCCGTTGAGGACTGGCTGCGACGTGGCGATCGTGCGTGGCGGGCGTTCGGATGCGGTCCGTTCAGTGTGCTCTTCGCCATGTCGAAGGGCCTGGACTGGCGCCGGCACCTCGAGGCGCCGGCGGAGCAGATCGACAGTGAACCAGGCGACGTCTTCGACGTGGCCGTTTTCCGGAGGAAGTGACCCATGAAGTTCCAGATTCCCGACCTCGCCAACCTCGACGTCCAGGGCGCCATCGACCAGCTCGTCGCGTCGATCGGCGGAAACCAGTACGTGAAGTCGGTCAGCTATCTGCCGCACGACGCGCCGGCACCGGCCGGCACGTTCGTCCTGTCGCTCCGCGATCCGCAGGGCGAGAAGGTGGAGATCGCGATCGAGCCCGCGGGCCCGCTGGTCGCGCTCGTCGCCTCGATCGGCCTGAAGGTCCTCTGAGCCATGGTCGAGCGCCTCTGGACCGTCCTCACCCGCCGGCCGGCGGCGACGCTGTTCCTCGTGCGGTGTGCCCTGAACCTCGGCCTGGCCTACGGGCTGCACCTCACCGTCGAGCAGATGTCGTCGTCGCTGCTGTTCACCGAGGCCCTGCTCGGGCTGTTCGGCGATGCCACGACCACGCCGAACGCGAAGCTGGCGCCGGAGACGGTTGCCGCGGCGAAGACGGGGCAGCAGCCGTGAGCGCCGTCCGCCTGGTCGACCTCAACCCGCGCTTCCTGAACTCAGGGGGCGAGGGCGTGTCGCAGAAGACGGACCGGCTCTGCACGGTCTGCAACGGCGAGAACGCGGTCGCCTGCGAGGCGTGTCACGGCAGCGGCTTCGAGTACGAGCCGGCGCCGCTGCGCACCGGCGTCGGGGTCATCTTCCGATGCCCGTGCGGGAACCACGACGCCGACCACGAATGCTACGTGCCCTTCGCGAATCCACTCGATGGCGGCTCGTCAATCGAGCGCGGCTGGCAGCGGACCGGCGACACGTTCGACACGCTGACCCTGACACCCAGCATCCTGCGCAGCCGCTCGCGCGGCGGCTGCGGCTGGCACGGCTTCATCACCAACGGGGACGTGACCGGGCAGGTCGAGGCATGAGCGAGCCGCGCATTCCCCGCACCGAGGGCGGTTCGCTGCTTCGCCAGGCGATGGACGAAGCGCGGGCGCAGGTCGACGCCGAGGTGGCGAAGGCGCCGGGGCGTGACCACGTCACGGCCTTCATCGCCTACGACAAGGAGACCGGCGCGAAGCTCGGCGCCGCCTACTACTGGCAGACCGAGAAGGGTTCCGAGTGGACCGTGACGGCCGCGCTCTCGCGCAAGGTGCAGGCGTCGCCGTCGCCCTATGCGGTGCGGCTCGAGCTGCACGGACGGATCTGACCATGCCTGTTCCGCGCATCTTTTCGAACGACGACTCGGAAGTCCCGGAAGGGACCGTCCACGAGTACTTCTGCACCCTGGTCGATCAGGGCGTGGCGCTTCAGGCGGCAGCCATCACGGGCGTGCGCCTGTGGCTCGATGGCCTCGACCAGAACGCCAGTCCGACGGCGCTGCGCAGCGACGTCGACGCCATCGGGCTCGGTCTGGCCACCATCACAGCCAACGGCAGCGTCGGCGAGTTCCTGCTGAAGCTGACCGCGGCCGACGCGGCGATCGTCCCGGCGAACGCCTCCGAGATCTTCCAGCGCAACCGCCTGACGCTGAAGTTCACCTTCACCCGGGTCGGCGGCGGCACCGGCCAACTCACGCACGAGGTGATCTACCGCGTGCGCAACCTGAACCGCATCTCGTAGGAGCCCAGCCATGCCCGTTCTGACCATGTCCCCCGAGCAGGCGATCACCGCCGCCGCCGTGCACTCGCGCGACGCCGCGATCGCGCGCGACACCGAGATCCGCCAGCAGCTGCTCGACGCGGCCCTCGCACCGGGTGCGAGCTCGAACGACTTCAGCGAAGAGGAGCTGCAGTACCTGCCGCGCGAGATCAAGGTGCGGCTGTGGCGCCAGACCTACGACGCGCTCATCGCGGGCTACACGCCGCGGCCGGAGCTCGCGACGTGGGTCGCGACCATGACCCAGAAGCACGGCGCGTCGGTCTGCTCGATCTTCGGGCACCCGGTCTCGTGGCTCGTCGGCCTGCGCCTCACGCTCTGGGGCGAGGAGCCGCGGCACTGGCCGGCCGACTGGGAGGACGCCGACGTCGCCCGCGCGAACGCCTGGGCCGCCGGCGCGCACCCGCGCACGGTGGTCTACGCCACCGGGGAGAACCCGCGGCCGCTGCCGGCCGTGGCGGTTCGGTAGTCCGATGCTCTCGATCTCAGGGCTTCCCGAGTCGTGCATGACGGTGGTGGGCCAGGTGCTCGGCCTGGCTCGCGAAGACGTGCAGGTTCTCGGGCCGGTTGTCGAGCCGGTCGCCGTTGATGTGATGAACCACCTCACCGGGGAGCAGCGGGCGTCCCAGCGTCATTTCAGCGACCACTCGATGCTCGAGCCGTCGTCGTCTCGGCGCGACGTGCACCTGCATGTAGGGGCCCGAGCGGGAGTGGCCCGTCTTCCATCTGCCCGAGGTCGGGCCGGAGTAGAGGCGGCCGCGCCGGATGGCGCTGCAGGCCGGACTACAGGTCGTCTCCGCGCTTCTGAACTGAGAAGCCGGCCGAGTCACCGGTGTGTCGCACACGACGCACCGTCGCGTCTCGGTTCGCTTGCGCTTGGCGCCCTCGCAGGAGCGAGAGCACGTCGTCACGACCGACTGGAACTGCGCTCTCGGTCGAACGATCGCCCGGCCGCAGACCGCGCAGTGTCTAGTTTCCATGGAGCCCACGGGTTCCTCATCGATAGCCGGAGGGTAGCGAATTGAGCGCGATGTCAGATTACCTCGAGAACGAGCTGGTCAAGGCTCGGTACCGGACCAGCACTTTCACGCAGCGCGCGAACACCACGGCCTACAGCCTCGGCGATCGCGTCTACGCAGCCACCGCGGACGGCAACGTCTACGAGTGCATCAGCGCCGGCACCAGCGCCGGCTCGCCGCCGACCTTCAACACGGCGCTCGGCAACACCACGACCGACGGCACGGTGACCTGGCTCACGCTGAAGATGGGCCTGCCGAAGCGGCCGCTCTACTACGGCCTCTTCACCGCGGCGCCCGGCGAGTCCGGCGGCGGCACCGAGGTGAGCGGCGGCAGCTACGCGCGCGCGCAGCTCGATCCGGCCGACGCCAACTGGACGGCCCCGGCGGGTGGCAACGGCGCCACCGACAACGCCGCGGCGATCACGTTCCCGGCGCCGACGGCGAACTGGGGCGTCGTCAGCCACGTCGCCGAGATCGATCGCGCGACCGGCGGCAACTACCTGATGTACGGCGCGCTCACCGCGTCGAAGACCGTCAACAACGGAGACCCGGCGCCGAGCTTCCCCATCGGGGCACTCGACGTGACCTACGCCTAGGCACCGGGCACAGGTTGAGGGCGCCCTCACGCGCGGCTGGTGCCGTGGCCTGGGGGAGCACGTCGGGCGGCGTGTTGCCGCGGCCCGGCTCGCGCTGCGGGGCGCCCTCAGCACCCATCCCAAGGATTCATCCACATGCGTATCCGAGACTTCGTTCGATTCCTCGCCGTGCTCCTCACGCTGCTGGCACCCACATCCGTGCCGGCGCAGACCGACCCGCGCACGCAGCCGCTCGTGCAGGCGGGCGACATGACGCACCTCGGCAGCTTCACGCTGCCGGCGTTCGACCGCAAGGGCGCCCAGATCGAATACGGCGGCTTCTCGCTTGGCCTGAGTGCGGACGGGAAAGAGCTGTATTTCTCGTGCATCGGCGCGGGTGGCATGGTGAAAGTGCTGATCCCGTCCGTGCTCGACGGGCGACAGGCCACGATCACCGAGGATTGCACCGGCCCGGCGAACCTGAACGCCATCGATCCCACGCCATCGAACGGGATCAACCTCGGCGGCGTCGCGTGGTTCAACGGGCGGTTCCTCGTCGCCGCCCACAGCTACTACGACGCCGACAAGAACACCGCGTCAAGTCACTGGTCGGGCACTGGCTGGGCCTCGCTGACTGGCCCGGTGTCGGTATCGCCCTCGGCCGCTTACGGTCCCGGCTGGCAGGGCGGCGCGTTTCTGACCATCCCGCCCGAGTGGCGCGCGCTTATCGGGGCGCCGATGGCGATGACGATCACGAACATCGCCATCATTTCCCGCTCGTCGTATGGGCCGTCGTTCTCGCCGTTCGACCCGGCCACCATGAAGGCATCCGCGCCGCTGCTCGGCTACACGCAGACTAACCCGCTTGGCGTGGAAGATCGGGCCGATCCGCTCTGGAACACCGCCGCGAAGGGGTTCGGCGCGTTCTGGCCCTCCGGGACCGGCGCGATCCTGTATCCCTACTCCAACGCGCCGAAAGACTGGTGGTATGGCGTCAGCCCGTCGCCGTCTGGGCTCGTGGACCCGTTCAGCTATTACCAGGGCGTGCATACGTCCTGCCCGACGCATCAGGTCGCCGCGTATCGCGCGACCGACCTGCTCGACGTGAAGAACGGCACGAAGCAGATGTATCAGCTTCGGCCGTATGCGGTGTGGGGCCTGAATGACATCGCCCCGGAGTGCAAACAGGGCGGGCTGTCCGTGGCCGGGGATCTCGCCACGAATCGCCTGTATATCGGCCACTACGCCGGGGCCGGCGTGCCCGGCGTGCAGACGGTTCACGTCTATCAGATCAACGCAGGCGCGCCGCCGCCCTCGACCAAGATCGATTGTCAGGGCGTGTGGACCGAGACGTTGAGCGCGCCCACGCCGGCGCAGTGTGACGCCAGCCAGCAGCAGACGCGCACCCGCACCCGCACATTCACGGCGACCACGCTGCCGCAGAACGGCGGGCTGGCGTGTCCGGCCTCGCCGGTCGTGGACACGGTGACAAACGGCTGCGTCTATACGCCGCCCCCGCCGCCGGTGGTTGCGAGCTTCGTCGGCCGCATTCGCTCGCAGGCCGAATACAAGGCGGGCGGGCTGGTGGCGGGTATTCGGCTCACGTTGCAAGTGCCGGCGTCGCAGACGGTGCCAGCCGTGGGCGCGGCGGTGCGCGTGTCGATTCCGCTGGCAAACGGGCAGCAGGA